GTCCATTTGAACCATCGCCGTCTGGAAGAACAAATGTTGTTGTGCTTGTTACTGCATTAGGAGCTTTTAACGCAATATAATTTGAACCGTTATTTGTTCCTTCATTTAATTTTACTGAACCGCCTACAGTTGTTGAGTTACCTATATTGAGTGTATCAATTGCAAGGTTACTATCAACTGTTAATGCTGAATTTGCTGTGAGTGTACCATCTACATGGTCTAGTTTTTCTACGAAATATTGGCCACCTATGACTGTGACATTGTTTGCAAAACCATCACCGCCGACACCGCCTTCACCAATAAACAGTCTATCACCGTTATTGCCTTGGGTACCTGTTCCATATGTATAAGCTAATTCACCGAGGTATAGGTCTGACGGAGCTGAAGTATTTGCACTTCTTTTAATTTGAATAATTGTTGACATTTATCTTAGCTCCTAAAAGTTTCCGCCATTGAATATAATTGTACCAGTATTGGTTTCAATGGTTGTTTTTGTTACAAATTTATCACTAGGTGCATCATATTGCAATAAGGCGCCATCGGTAAGTGTACTTGAATCAACATCTGTTAAACTTCTCAATCTATTCGCTGCCGAAAGATTGGTACTCGGAACTTGTACTGAAACTTGTTGTGGTCCCGCTGAAGTTGAGGAGTTAATATTTGCTCTAACTCCACCAGTTTGATTAATAACTGCTTTAACCATGTATGGTTCCTCTCTCTTTTGTAATATTTATAACGAAAGTATATTGAGGAAAGGTTAAACTTTTGGATTTACAGTAATAATACCTTCAATTACTCTAGTAACTGAGTTATCGGATGTCTTTGTAATGTAAACATCATAGACATATCTTGCCGGCGCATCTAAAGCTGTTGTTTGAGTATCTGTTAAAGATAAAGAAATAATACCTGTTGTGGTATCAGCTGCAATTGTTGTGGTAATTGTTGTAGATGAAGATGAACCATAGGCATCTGCCATAGCCGCTGATGCTGTGTAACCTGCCAAATCAACGGCATCGCCGTCTGAATTTGTAACAGTTACATCTGAGGTAAATGTTGCCCCTTGGTCTATTCTAAGATTTGCTACTGCCGCCATTGAATTGTTTTATACCTTCTGCAATTTTTTCGTTGTAGTAATTTGTCAGAACATCAATTTTTTCCAATTCAATTTCATGTCTTACTTTAGAAGTTTGTAACTCTTGTCTGGCCGCTATTGTGTTTCTTAATGTCAACGGCAATACTTCTAAATCATAATCTTTTCCGTCAATAGATATAACATTCTTTGGTTGTTCACTCATAATTATAACTTTTTGTTTTCTCTTTTTAACTGTTGAATTAATTTAGCCTTAGTAAGTCTTTTATCTAATTCAACTCCAATTGTACGACCAAGTTTTTCAATCTCGGCCTTTGTTTTTTTCTCTAAACCCTTTATATCAATTTTTTCTACTTTTTTAGATACTGTAGGTTTTGGAAAAATAATACTTTTAATTTTTTCAAAAATATTCATATGTTCCTCTCTATTATTTAGTCAAGTCTTTGATACTTAAAAGACAGATTTACTAGAAAATCTTTATTAGTATTTTTATCAATTTCATGTTTTAAATGAGAAGGCCATACTATAAATTGACCTACTTTCATTGGTATTGTACAACTTCTCATTCTTCTACGACCATCATCATAATGAATTGTAATAGATGATTGTTTTTCACCCATTCCGACACAGTATAATGCTGAATAATCAGGAGAACCATGTAAATTAAATTCATCTATATGTTGATGAACAGGTATAACTTCGTTTGTTTGTTGAATTAAACCTGATATACCATCATTTACCAAAGGTACTAAAGTAAAATCATATTTTTCTCTCCAATGGTCTCTAATATAATCTTGTACCCATTGAATGTGTTGATGATAATTTACTTTACGGTAATGTTTTTTCCATCTAAGATGTGAACTATCTAAAGTATCGGCAAAACTTGACAATGTGTGATTTCTAAGTAGTTTAATATCTACCTTTGACACATCATCAAGCTCGCCGTAAATGATAAACTGTTCAGCTAAAGGTTGCTTATGCAACATAATAACACCTCACTTTTAATACTAAATTTATAATTTAATTTTCTTATGCTAAGCCGTCAACTAACGACCAACCTGCTGTATTATCAGCTTGGTAAGCATCTTCGTCCCAAACATATGACCAATCATGTGTGTTAGCATCATTTTGAGATTGTTGTTCAGTTGTTAAACTTGGTTTTGCTACTGGAGCGTCCCAAGAAGCAGTTGTAGTATTTTTTACCCAACTTGCGTGTGGTTGTTTTGGCCAGAAGATGTCATTATCTTCTTCCCAAGTGTAACCAATACCTGCGTAGTTACCTCTATATGCTTTTGATTGGTCGTCAGCTTCAGTACCGTCAGCGTTGTAGTATTTTCCACCTCTTGTATTGTATGAAGTTTTTGCCCAAAGTGGCCAACCGTGAATTCTTGTTAGAAACTGAATTCCAACATCTTCTATTTCTGTGTTGTCTGCACCTTGGCAGTCTGCATCAGCGACAACTTCTACTGAAAGAACTTTGCCGTTGATTCCTAATTTAGCGAAATGTGCCATTTTTATTTTCTCCTATTTTATGGGCTGCCTCGTAAGTCTACCCAATTTTAAGTTTATGTAATACTATTTATATATTATTTGTCACCTGTTAGAGTGGTTAAAATCCAACCAGTAGTATTATCTGATTGATAGGCGCTCTCATTCCAATGACATACTTGATTATCTGCAACTGTAGGTTTTACTAAAGGTGCTTCCCATTTACAAGTTGTTTCATTTAAAGTCCAACTTTCATAAGGTTTAGTTGTATAAAAAGCATCTCTCTCATAATCATAAGTGTCACCAATGCCTGCATAATTTTTTCTTAATGGTGTGCCGCCAGATTTGTGAACACCACCTTCTGTTTCAGAAGAAGTTTCTATCCATTGACCAGGAGAACTATCAACAAAATCATCAAAAAAAGATGTTTCCGCTACAATAATATCTACGACTTTACCTTTTACTATTTTTGCAAAATGTTTCATTTATTTTACCTATAATTGATACCTAATTATTACAACACCAGATGCACCAGCCGAACTATTTAAATCATCTGAAGAAGCGCCACCGCCTCCGCCACCTGTATTTGCTGTGGCTGTAGTTGCATTTGTGCCTTTACAGTCACTTGCTCCATCAGCGCCACCGCCTTGGCCGCCTAAACCATATGTGGTTGGACCTTGACCACCACGGTCACCGCCACCGCCACCGCCGGCTCTAAAAACTGGTGAACCTGTTATTGAACTTGCTAAGCCGTCTCCGCCATCGCCATTATGTTTAACATTTACTGTATAAGGACCGGCTGGATTGTCATTAAATCCTGCTTGACCGGCACCACCGCCGCCGCCGCCTGTTCCTGAACCGGTGTTTCCACCGCCAGGATTTCCTTGTCCTGATATGCCTGAACCGTATGATTCAGCATCTCGTGTTCCACCTACACCTCCTCCAGAACCTCCGTCTGAAGTTGGCCAAGTAGCACAGGTACCAGATTGGCCTCCGCCGCCGCCTGTTGATGTGATTGTTGAAAATACTGAGTTGCCTCCTAATGAACCGTTGTTCAGGTCGCCTCTATTTCCACCTGCACCAACTGTGATAGGATATGTGCCTGTAGATAAAGAGAGTGGAGTTTCAGCTGAAGAAGGACCGCCTGAACTTTCTCCAGGAACAGAATTTCTATATCCGCCTGCACCTCCGCCGCCTCCACCATAAGTGGCACCTTCACCGCCACCGCCACCGCCGCCAGCGATAACCAGGTATTGAGTGTCTAAACTTGAAACAGTATTGACAAAACTTCCAGAAGAATTAAATGTGTGAATTCTATAAGAGCCTGAAGTAGATATCGTACCTCCTGAAGGAGCAGCGATTGCTGTTTTGTTCTGAGCTGATGATGTTGTATTATCTGAATTGGCAGCAGTAATTGATACTATATTTCCTGAAGTTACATTTGAATATACAGAACTAGGAACTGTAACAGTTGCACTTGTATCACTTGCAGGTGTAACTGTAACATCTACATCAATAGAATCGGATATTTGTGTGAAGTTAACTACTAAATCAGCTGTTAAAAAGTTTTCTCCAGTAAGCGTTAATGTTGATGCTGCCCCTGCATATAAATTTCCCGAAACAGAATTTAATACAGTTATAGCGGCAGAAACTTTCACAAAAATCCCAGCTGAACCTTGATAAAATTTTAGTGTTTCTGATGATGTGTCATACCACAAATCTCCTTCAACAGGACTTGATGGAGCAGTATCTCCCCTTACTATTTTTGCACTATCTACTAAGTTGTCATTTGTAATCTTTGTTGTCATATCTCTATTTATCTACCTACGCTGGTAACTCCCTAATCTGTATTGCTACCCCACTAGCGGGAGCCGTTGTAAATGTTAAAGTTGTTCCTGAAATAGTATAATCTGTTGTTGGTTTTTGACATACACCGTTTTCAAATACCAATACATCATCTACAGCCGCACCAGATGTTACTGTGAATCCTGTAGTTGAACCGTCACCTGTATAATTTCTTGTTATAGATGCTTTGACAATATTACTTGTCTGAATATATTTAACTTGTTGTGCTGATAAATCATACACTAAAAATCTGTCGTCTGTAGCAGCTCTTTCTGATAA